TTAAAGACAACTGGGACAAGTTACCTTATGACACTATAGTAATTGACACACTAGGTCAAGTCAATCGTTGGATTGAAGACGTAGTAACTCAAGAACTAGGCATTAGTGAAATGGGTGAAGGTCAATGGGGTGCTGACTGGGGTAAAGCTCGTAAAAAACATCTAGACGTTGTAAAGCGATTCCAAGAACTTGTAAAGCAAAAAGGTGCAAACCTAGTGCTTGTAGTTCACAGTAAGACCAGTACTCTTACCGATGGCAAAGTTCAACTTATGCCGGAATTGCCTCGTGGTTTGGCTTATGGTTTAACTGCATCAGCTGATGTTATCGGCTATACAACAGCTTCAAAAGATGATGAAAAGTATTACATATCCTTTTTATCTTATGATGAACGCACTGTTGGCAGTAGACTAAGGCCATTAGCACAAAAGACGTTGCCTTTTAACTATAAAGCGATAGAAGATGAAGTTTTATCGTTCAAACCAGATAAGGAGTAGCGATGGCTATATTCAGACCACAAGCCGCTAATGGGAGCGGTAATTACCTAGGTTATCAAGCGTGTGGAATAGAAGGCTTTGAAGACAAATCAGATAGATTTGACTGGGCCGATGTTTACATAACTGTTAATCTAAAAATGGAAAATAGTCAATACATCCAGCCTATGCAAATAAGCGGAAGTTTTGACAGAGACACAGATAACACAATTAAGGATTGTACATTGCTAAGGCGATTGTATTACTTATTTGATGCTCTAGGGTTTCAAGGTGGCGTAACTAAAGAAGGTAACTTTGAAGATGCAGATGGCAAAGCTATCGATGACATCGTAAGTTATCTTGATGAAGTTTACGCACCCTCATTTCCATCAGAACCGTCAATGGATTACATGGCGTATCTATACAAAGAGTTAAACAAGAAAGATGGTAAGGTCTATACAAGGGTCGTACCTAAGCTTGTCCGTAACACTGCTTCTGAAAAGAAGGACTTTGAAGGATACATTAACTTTTGCATTAGCAAAGGTGTCATTGTAGAAGCTGACAATGCAACTACACCAACAACACCGGGCTCCGCATCCCCTAATGTTGGTGGAACTACCCAAACCTCCTCTTTCTAAGAGTTAGTAATTGCACTGGGTAGAAGTAGCAGTGGGGAGTCCTCGTAACAGGGGACTCCTCATCCCTATAGAGGAAATGCACCTCTATATATTAGACGAGGGTAAAGATAAACCTGTATATCGTAGTATGTATTTTTACGATGAAGAAGGCAAGCAATATGTAAGTCAAAACGGTACGCTAAAGAATTACTTTGGTATAAGATACATTGACGAAGTATTAATTGACATCGACAAAGGACAAAATACAGATGACTATACTCTTAAATTAGCACAAAGCATCCTATATGAGTTGGAACAACTAAATACTCCGGGAGGAGCAATACAACCATATTTTAGTGGAACTGGTTATCATATTTCATTAACAAATGAATTATTTAACTTTCCTGCTAGTAAAGACCTGCCGTTTATAGTTAAAAATACTATGACGCAAATGTTAGAAGGTCTTGATGCAAGTGTTTATCAAAGAACAGGTATATACCGCCTTCCACATACACTCAATGAAAAGAGAGGCTTGTATAAAATCCCACTAGATATCAAGGAAATAAAAGAACTTACTGCAAAAGATATATTACATCTTGCAAAAGGTCAGAGATATGACTTTGAATATCCAGATTTATGGGCTGATGGTGAATTAGAAGAACAAGTAATCACTGAAGTTCCACAAATCAGGGCTTTAAAAACAGTTGCAGAGCCTAAGAATATAGTACCATGTGTACAGCAAATGTATTCTGAGGGCCCACAACAAGGAAATAGGAATAATACTATTCTTAGAATAGCTTCTCACTTTCGTAGAAACGGTATTCCATCAGATGCAACTAAAGCATCTTTAATGTATTGGAATGATAATCAGTTGGAAGACACCGTTATACACGAAAAAGTTGAGGCAGTTTACAATGCTGGATATAAATACAGTTGTAATGACTCGCTTATGAAAGAGTATTGTAAACCTCATTGTGTTCATTATAACAGGAAAGATTATCTTGTTGATGTTCACACATCCGAAGACTTACATGAAGAGTTGCGTGACAGATTAACTTCTGACTTTTCAGGTAAGGTAATTGACTTAGCTAGGAATCTTGGTATCAGCAGAGATTGTATGATATATCCCGGTGAGTTAGTAACTGTTTTCGGTAGTACAGGTGCAAATAAAACTACTTTAGCACATAATCTTGTTCTTGGATACGATGCCAAAACAGATATGATTAGGCCAGAGTGGCAAGTACCAACACTATATTTAAGTTTAGAACTTAGTGGCTGGTATATGCATCGAAGAAGTCTTCAGATAATTAGCGGAAAAAGCAAAGACTATGTAAATGAAAACTATGAAACGTTATATAAACATCATAGAGATTTACTAAGTCATATTGTTTTTCAGACAATATCTCCAACGGTTGAACAAATCAAGGAGAAGATTAAAGAACTTAATCCATCAGTCGTAGTCGTTGATTATATTGACCTTATCGAACCACCGAGAGGTGTAAGAGGAGAATATGAGGCCATTAGGTACATATCTCATCAGTTGTCAAGTCTAGCAGTTAATTATGATTGTATCATAATGCAAGTCTCTCAAGTTTCAAGACAGTATAGTAGAGATGATGTTTTAGATTTGTATGCTGGTAAAGGTTCTGGAGCAATAGAAAATGCTTCTCGTAAAGTTATAGGTATTGAAGGCCAAGCCGACAATACTACCAAGCGAGTTAGCTTATTTAAAAACTCAGATGGTGATTTATTCGACAATGTTGAATTAGAATGGACACCATCGTTCAGATTAAGGAGAAAAGACTATGCACCAACGCCTGATAGTCGTGTCGTCACACGACAACACCGAGGGGAACGTTCAACCCCTTGACGTTTCAAACATAGTATCTGATACCCTAACAGAAGAAGGATTTGATAATCAAGATGGCCGCTGGAATTATGGCCCTGCTGATTGGTTCCTTGTTGGAGGTAGATGGTCAGGAGAACTGGCTAAAATAGAAGCTGGTTTATCTTGGAGAGACCTAGTAAATCATCTTGACTCTTGTTTAACAGAAGAAGAAAAGAAAAATCACAACAGTGACTTTATTAATTCTGAGCACATAAAATCTCATAAGAAAGAGTTAGATATTTGGTGGCAGAAGAAAACTAAGTCTAAAAGCTTACATCCTTGGAGTAGAAGCTCATATAATGGTGGGTATTCAGATGATAGCGTACGATTAAACCAAAAGTTGTGGGATTACTTTAACAATCCAGATGACCAAGATAACTTGTTTTCATCTCAAGCTGAAGACTCTTTTATTGTCATATACAGATGGCAAGATGGAGAAATAGAATACGATGATGACACAACATGGGAAAGTCTAAAAGGAAAGTGGGAAAACACTAATCCAGATGACTTTTTAGATGAAAGTAAGCTAAATCCAAAAGATGATGTATGGTTAACAGTAATAGACTACCATAACTAATGGCTATTACTACAAAAGAGCTAATAGGAGAACTTATCGACACAGAGTTAAATCTAATGTTAGAAGAAGACCCTGAAGAAAAGAAAGTTATTCAAACTCAATTAGCCAACATACACACTCAAATAAAAAGTAAAGTAGAAAAGTTAGATTACTTTTTAATACAAGTAAACAAGAAAGAAGGGTTAATAGATGCCGAAATAGAAGTATATAAAGATGAAATAGAGAGACTAAAAAACCGTAAAAAAGCGGCAGAAAAGACGAAGAGTTTCTTTAATTCTGTTTTGTTACCTATGGTAATAGAAGAAGTAGGAGATAGTAATGGCGTATGGCAGACAGACACTGCAAGATACAAATTGTACGAAACATACGGCCCGTTAATAATCGAAGATACAGAAGCACTAGATAGCAAGTATAAAAATGTCGAGATTACAGAAAAGATTGACAAAAAACTTGCAAGAGCTGATGCTATGTCTGCTCATAAATCAGGGGAAGAACTTCCTGCTGGTATGAGTTTGTATAAAATAAAAAGAGTAAGGAGGTCATAATGGCTACAACTAATGGAGCAAGACCAAGTAGAGGAAAGTCACAAAAAACATATGTCTTGGAGGCTTTGCAAAAAGGTGCTAAAATAACACCTATAACAGCATTGAACTCTTGGGGAATTATGCGTTTAGCGGCTATAATTTGTACATTAAATAAAGAGGGGTATCAAATTGATACTAAAATGGTTAAAGGACGGACTGGAAACAAGTTCGCCCAATACTCTTTATAATAATAGTATAATGACACTAAGCCCCTATCGTATAGGAGCAGGTAATTTTGCATTTGATGACCCTGTAACTGGGTTATCTAGAGAGCCATTTATTGGTGGTGCAAACTATCATCTCGACAGATTCGCTAAAAGCGGAAACTCATGTGTTATATCGTTTTCAGCAAATAAAATACCTGATTATGATGTAAAACTAAAGTTGCAAGATACAGACAAAAATGAAGGTAGTAACTATATTGACGAAGACAATCGTAATATTTGGTTATGTCCCGCATTTTTTAAGTATTTTGAAGAAGCGCCAAAAGAGTTCTATGTTAAGGATATGACAACAACATAAACTATGGCAAAAATCACAAAAGCTCAATTTCAGGTTGTTTTAGAACCTGTTCACAGAACATTCTGGAAACAAGCATATAAAAAGCTGAGGAGAAAAATCTCTTCACTAAAGTCCTCATTAAAAAAGCGTAGCGAAATGTCTAAGGTTGATTTTGATATCACCACAGAAGAGCTAGAGCTTATGTTTTATGAAAGTTATGGAAAACAATGTAAATACTGTATAAAAGTATTAAACATTAGGACAATTGCTTGCGACCATATTGTTCCATTAGCAAAGAACGGCCCATCTAATGCACAAAACTTACAGTTAGTGTGTCGTACTTGTAATACTAGGAAAGGCCCTTTGGATGAGAAAGACTTTCTTAGAATAATGGAGTGGGTAAAAGAGCAACCTGAAGAGCTTTGTGGTTATTTATTAAGAAAACTAGCAAAAGGAGGTAGATATTAATGCATAATTTCTACAATATAGATGTATTTATATTTTTATCAAATCTTATCATTTTAATACTTGTTCTTTGGAACAGTAAGTTAAGAGATAAGGAATGAGAAACGAATATAAAGAGTTATTAAAAGAGTTTAAATGTGTAATCCCAGATATGAAAGGTGAATTACCTGTAACCTTAGAAAGTGGCAAAAAAACTAGTGTATACGTCAATACTAATGATGTATTTGGATTAGAAACTTTAGATGCTACTGGATTACTAAGTCAATTTAAAAAGAATTGGCCTACACATAAAAATGATTTTATAATTTCAGGAAGACATGGTAATACTAGATATATCTGGCATTGTTGTAAATCAAAAAATGATTGCGGCATAGTTACATTACATATGCCTTCAAGTGAAGAAGAACTAGCTAACACTTTAATGAAAGATTTAGCTATAAAAATCAAAGCAGATAAAATATCACAAACACCAAGGAATATAGGAGAAGCGTAATGAACTGGTTACAAACATTTATTGAAGCTCAACATTTTCCTTTTTACGAAATGATGTGGGTATTTATGCTCGTATTATGGTGGAGTGTTATTGTTAGATTACAAAGAATAGAAGGTAAGTTAAATGAAGTTAAATAAAGATAAAAAATACAAATATGATGAAAAAGTATTGCCTAAAGCAACATTGCAAGATGAAGAATTGACTATAATTTTAAAATCATTAGAATGCTTTATAAGCAAAGATATTGATGAAGAAAGTTTTGCTCAAGACTTAGCAATGAGATTAAGGAAAAAAGCTGGTTGGAAAGGTTATTATCCACCAACTACTATAGAAAAACTACCATCAGATTTACCACAAGATAGACTAAAGCAATATTCAAATCCAGCAGAATGTAAATCTGGAGTTTGTGATTAAAAAATAGGAAAGGGCTCCACATTAGTCTGAGTTTGTAACCGAAGGGTTGCTCAGTGAGGAATAAGAGTAGCAATAATGGAATAATCCTAGCGATACTTAAACCAAAAAAGATAAAGGAAGACAAATGTAAACTGGTTGGCGCTAGGAGCCCAACCTAGAAAGGGGAAATAATGAATAGAAAGAAATTAATGGCAAGAACAGATAACAATATACGTTGCGTATGTGGTAAATTAAGAGGTATAAAGCACTTTAGACTACATACAGAGTGTGACAGATGTAAAACTTATT